CAACTTCGATTGCCTTTTCAAATGACTCAGGATCATTATCTTTAAGGTCTTTCCAATTCTTATCACTATGATAAGGACAAAACACACAACTTGACTTTGGTGGCTTTGGAAACTGAAAACGGTCAAATATCTTCATACAATCGCCACGCGTCATTCTTTGCTCGATCAGTGGATAGTAATACTCAATTCTTGGCAACATACTTTCTTTCATTCGTTGTATCTCATCCATTGAGATTCCAAGCCACACTTGTGTAATTGGCATGTGCTTTCTAGGCTTTAAGTTGTGCAATTTCCTTATCTGCTGTATCACAGGCTGAATTTTATATTCATACGTACATTGCCTACGTATCATGCCACCATTATCAGTAAAAGCTGGTATAGATGCAAAGCGATGCCCAGTGCTATTCTTTTGATTCAATATATCTTCGTATAGATTTTTTTGCTTGGTCACATGAATCGGTACACCATCATTTAACTCTGCCCAATCCAATAAAAATTTCATAATCTCATAGGTACGTGGTGATTCTGCACCCGGGTCACTGAATACTGCGTGATCCGCCCTTTCTATTATATTTTTACTGCTCATCATATACATTGCAGTTGATTGTACACCCATACCAAGTGATATAACTTTCATCATTAACTGAACTCCGGAAACCGCTCGTATGAATAAAACCACTTGCGGTTCTTGGTCTGATTGTTCTTACCGGTGATGAGTGCAAGAGTTAAAGCATGTGTATTATCATAAGGCACATAAGCAATAATATCTTTTGGTAGATAGTACACGGCCACCACATCGACTCGATTCGTATTCTTATATTTTGTAAGGCTGACCTCTACGGCCGTGCCGCGTTTTAATGCCATCACCGTCTTGATCTGCACCTTTTTCATCGAGCCATTGTTCAATTCCACAACCAGGTCAATTTGGTCCACATCCACCACAGGCGCATAGATGCTATACCCTTGCTGTATAAGAGATTTCTGTACAGCCAATTCTCCCAGTGCACCTTTTGATATACTATGCAAACAAGGACCTCAAAGTACTTAGCTGTGTTTGTTCCAGTGTATATCGTTCACCAAATCCAGTATCGCGTATGGTAGATGGATTGATTAGTTGCTCTGAGGTTGCGCCACCTAATATCTCGAAGCTTGGAAAGTTTGAATGGACCAGTATGTACACGTCACAGGCATCGACCGTCTTTTTCATCTTGGCCTGTAGATACCCGGGATTATATTTGGTGGTCTTTACATCGACCCTTTTGCCCTTGACCATGAGGTCGTGCCCACTATAATGTGGTCCTACACTCAGGTCTGGCCATCGGTTGAAGTACTTGCACACGGCCAGCTCGCCGGCCATGCCAATTATGTCAGGATCAAAACTACGTTGTCCTTGAGTGCTCACTCCATTGGCTTGGTTCTGAAGCATCTTTGCTGCTCCCGCCTGTGTCGCCAAGTTTATTTCTATCTGGTTCAGTGTTATCTTCATTAGTATGTGTTTCTTTATGTAGTGCTGTCGCAAGCACCATGTAGTTACAAATATCGTATGCTCTGCTATAAAAGCTCTCATCGCTGAATTGCTTACCGGTCTTTGCATCATTACAAATAGCATCCGCATGCTTTAATACATAGACCATCAGAGCTTGCATTGGTGTTATTCCCAGCCTCTCCGCTACATTCTTGAAGTTGGCCAGCCTATCATCTGATGATATGGTATACTCAATGCTCTTGGCATCGCTCAATGACATTGCAGTGTCAAAAAAGTCTTTTCTGTGCTGGCTGAATTTTTTACTGTTAATTCTTCCTCATCCCAATTGGCCATGTCTTCTAACGCCTCGACCTCGACCTCTAATGCAGCGATCTGGGCATCCATTGTAATTATGGCATTCCCAATCGTGCCATGTTGTTGAATTCTGCTGTTGACTATGTCTTGTTGATACTGCGACCAGTTGAATTCTTTTATTTCAACGGATTCACGCTCTTGCTCTATTGCATTGGTATGCTCACTGCAACATGAACATATCACGCTTTCATTCTCTTTTAATTTTGCTCCACAACACTCACTTACTATCATCTCTGCTCTCCTAATCGTTTTTCTTTTTATAATGCTTTGGGTCATCTAAGAACCTCAATATCTCATCGCACACATCCATTGCGATGTCCATCCGCTTATCCTCATTTTCTACGTTGTGCTTTTCTTTCAATACTTTATCAACACTTCTGCTTACCACTTCCACTAGATTTGCTTTCGCATTCATTTTCCTATCCTCCATTAAAGTTTGCGGGGCCAAGGCTGTTTCCACCAATGCCGACCCTTGACCGTTGTTTAAAACATTTTTGACCCCGCTATTCTGCACTGCGACTTGATCGGCAATAATTGCTGGGGAATTCTTCGGTTTGCCAACCTCAATGATATCATTTGTCATGCTTTTCATCTTTAACTCCCCAGTATTATATTTATTGATTACGAAACACATCCCTTTAATAGTCTCTTGAATGTGCTTTCACGTAATATATAGACCCATTGGCCACGGTCTTGTCTAGTGGCCACTAGATCACAATTCCTAAACTGTAAATAGGCTGGAAGTTTTTTTCTGCGCTTAACTTGCACCTTCATTTCCCAGCCATCGATCTCAGCGACAATGTCCACGTCACTCTTATGTGGCTTGCCGCTCTTGCTCATCATGCTGCGGCCATCGCTACCCCATGACCGCATTGCGGGTATGTTGAGATGCTCGAATAGACCAAGCACCTCAACTTCACCGCGATAACCTTTTTTGGCTACATTGATCAAAACGGCAACTCTTCCTTTGCATTGTCCTTTTGAGCTGCAAAGACCACACCATTTTCCACGAACAATTGTTCTGGTTTATAGTTTGGCTGAACCTCTGCCCATGCGTCCTTTGCCGCCTTTGGTAGCGCCTTTTTTGGACAAGGCGATACAAAGTATGTCGTATCTAACTTCTCGCCCTCACGCCTAACGATTACATCGTATTCGGTCAGGTCGCCCCAATCTTCATTGCTATCAAGAAAGGCCAATTCAGTGATGACACTCTTTTGCGCCATCTCCAAGAAGCATACTTGATCTTTCATCCATACTGGCACGAACCAAAAGTGCTTGATGTCTTCAGCACCAGTTGGTGCATCGCCCGGTTCCTTGAACCGTGTTGGCTTGCCATCATCCCAGTTGATGTAACCTAATGTTGGTTCGCCAAGGATACGGAAACGGTTTTCACCCGGCTCCAATTTGACGAACATACTTGCACCGCCACTTTGTGGTACTTCGTAGTTTGCTGGTAATAGTCCCATTGTTAACTTCCTTACGTTGTCTTCTGTGTTTCTTGTGGTGAGAACGCAGAGAGCGAAAGGCTCAGAGCTTCTGGGCCTTTTGTGCTTTCTACACTGTAACCACGTCTTTCAATTTGACTCAACACTTGAGCCAAAACTTCTATGCTTATCTTATCGGCTTTTAATCCAATGTCAGCGCTACGTCCATTGCTACGTCCGGGGATGTAGTCTTGAGACTTTACCTTGGCCACATTTAATATGTGCTTGAGGTCAGCTGCAAAGGCGATGCGTTGCAACTTGTCTGGTATATGTATGGTCAATAGCACTAGGCGACACCCACTGTCAGATTAGGATAGACAGACAAATGGAGGTTAGGATGCCGCCTAGTCATGCGGAGTATTGATGATGATTTTAACTGTATCATCTAAACTTTTTTTGTTGATAAGTGTACGATTTCCGTATTCTTTTAATATAAAGGAATGATTGGCTTTATTCTGCTTTTTAAGCGCCACGGCATACTTGAGTCCGCGTATGCTTACACCAAGGTATTCAGCTGCTTGCTGTATGGTCATCCATCCAATCTTGTCATATACTACTTGGGTGGCCATTGTATGTTACTCTCCTCTATTTGAAATATTTTTGATAGCGTTATCTTGTGTCGTTTTAGAAATCTGCGCTTGCTATTCAGCAACCTGGATAACATACTTGGAGACATCCCAGCCATGACTGCCAAACGACGTAAACTAAACCCATGACGCTCCATCAATTGATAAATTGTCCACCGGTTTTGTGTTGCTTTTTTGTCTGCCATCTGTAGTTAAATTATTTTACGACCTAGCCTTTTACAAGTGTATTTTTTGCATTTCTGCATATTTGTGCTTATTTTGTGTAGTCGATTAGGAGACAATATGACTTTTTATACTGATAAACATCAAGCCGTTGTAGCTATGATACAACATAGTATAGATATGCATGGCTACAATATGACAGACTTAGAAAGATTAACTGGCATCACCAGATCTCAACTTTATCGTTGGATAAATGGGGACGCTACTAACATACAACACAAATCATTTCAATCCGTTGCGGAAGCACTGGGGTACGCGATACACCGGTCAGAAAAAGGTATTGAGATCAATCGCCACAAACTAAAGGAAAAAGGAGGAGATATGCACAATCAAACGATAGAAGAGCGCTATATAAACACGCTGGAAGAAACTAATACGCATTTAAAGGAAAAGCTACTGGAGCGTGAGAAAGCGCTTGAATCACTGACTACTGAATTAAATAACAACTCTTCGGGGTCTGTGCATTGGGAGGGACTAGAGCACCATTTTATAAGCGATGTTACTATTCATGTGAATAATTTTAAATTTGGAAGAACGGTTAATTCCATCACTAATTTAAATGTACAATCACAGCGCCTTGGATACTCTGAAGATGAATTAGCAGCACTTTGGGATGTTGGGACCAAGTATGAAAAGATGACGGATCATCCAATTGATACAATCCTTGACAAGTCAAGCCTAGACGCTATTCAAAAACAGATTGGCGTATTGCCCCATATTTTTAACTCAATGAAGCAAATGGTCGGCGATCATTACATTCCACAGCCAATTATATATGTGCATAAGGATGGCACGTTTGTACCATCTATTGCTTTTTGCAAGGTATACTGGAGAGAAATGAAAGTACTTGCAAAAGTACAATATTTTAACGACTAATCTAATCACCACAATGAAAAAAGGAAGACAACACCATGGCATCAATCAACAAACGCAGCGAGAAGAACGCTAAAAAACCGTATGTGCTATCATACCTTGACCCGGTCCAAGGTAAATGGCAGAAAGCAACATTTGTCAATGAGAATGACGCAAATGAGGAGCTTAGACGCTGGGAGAACATAGCGCATTATCACAAGACCAATAATCCAATTTGGCACGCAATGTATTATCAAACCGAAGAAACGGTCACCATAAAAGATGTGTTTGACGCATTCACGGTTAATGTACTTGACAAAAAGAACAATATGGATACTGTTTCTAAATATGAAATGGTTATGAAGAGTGTTGAAACAATATTTCCATTCGACACTCCGGTAGATAACATTAGAAGTATGAAGAAAAGTGGACTACTTGGCTGGGAAATATATAAATCAAAACGCAATGAAAAATGTACACGTAATGGTGTCAATAGTTACTTGCGCGACCTACGTCATATCTTTAACTGGGCAAGGGTCAATGGTGGCTCTCAAGGCCGCGGCATGGTCAACTTTGAAGTAGTGACTAAAAATGATAAGTACAATGCGTCGGAAGTCAATCAAATCGTATTTAAAGTGTGGACAGATGAAGAGATACTTACATTATTCAATCACACTGATCTTAGCGAGTTTCAAAAGGATCTTCTTATAGTATATACCTATACTGGCGCAAGAGCCACAGAGCTACTTGGTTATAATTATAAAAGGCAAGATAAGGTTCTAGAGTGGCATCATGTTGATTTTAATGATCGGACCATAAGCTTGCTTCCAAAGCGCAAGTATTCGCGCAAGTTGGCCAAGCAGCATCCCATTGTAATGGATATACTTAGAAAGTGGAAAGAAGAGGGTCAGGAAAAGCCTTTGCCATTTGGGTATAAAAAGCTGCGTGGCATGATTGCTGATATCAACGAGATCACTGGTATCCAGTTTACGTGCCACGATCTACGTAGATTGAAAGCACAATTGGCTGAAGAAGAAAACGGCGATATACAGCTTGCTGGGTACGCTATTGGCGATTCTACCAAGTCAGTAGTGAGCAAGCATTACGCTCCAGTATCCCACGCTACAATGGATAAGATAAATGACAGTATCGATAACGCGTTCAATCGTAAAATGGGAGTGGCGTAATGCAAGAAGTACCATCACAATCACAAGTCATAGAGGTTGCAAAGGAATACGCGAGACTTATTCGTGAGAGACTAACAGGCCAAGAGCTGGATGATGTCGTGTGGGGTCATAATGATGAAGACGATTTTATAGATAACAACATGGTAATGCATGCTGCAATGTATAGGTATCATACTCATTTTGACTTGGACATACCATTCTATAATACACTATGGAATGAGGCGTATAGAGTGGCTAAACTCAATGACTTTTATGTTAAGAAGTAACCACAAAACGGACGACAACAGTGGTAGCTTTCCACAGTTTTCCACAGAACTGGAGTGCCACCCTCGGTAGACACTTGGAATCATAATCCGCGTGTCGGGGGTTCAAGTCCCTCCTCCGCTACTGGTAAGTTACCGACGAGAAACCCACTGATTTTAGTGGGTTTTTTGTTATACGCTATTTTTGCTAAATATGCACAAAAACGCACCAAAATGAATGGTTTTTTCCACAGGTTTCCACAGAACTAAAACTCTTCTTCTATACGTAACTTGAAATTAAAGGTGTTACTTGCCACTTGATTCATCTTTAAGGCTGATTGACCGAAGCGTGCAAAAATATGCGAGCTTTCAGCATTGCTGCCAGTATGAGTATTATCAATTGAAAAGATAAATGGCAAGTGTGGTCCATTGGTAATATTCCACACATCATTCACAAAGCTATCACCAGTTGGGTCATATGTATTGTATTGCGTTGGCATGATATCATCATGTGCAACGTGGCTCATGGTCATGTCATACATCATACGCCCACCAAAGACTTGCTGGTTCGATGTAGTAGTAACAAATGGAGATTTGGACGTACTGGATGCTTGACGGCCATGCTGCGCCATCAATGAGAACCTTTGCCCACCGATACTTTCCTGTACATTTACTCCATCAAAATCTATTGACCTGGTAAGATTTATATCAACTGGAGCTGCGTCATAGTATTCACCTACCAGTATGCAGCCAACGGTCAG